TCAAACTGCATGAACTTCATGTCCACGAAGCCTGTCAGCGCCGAGCTAGCTTGCGCAGCAATGGCGTTTTCCGTCGCCGTGCCTGCACCGCTGACCTGACCACGGACAGCATCGCCCATGGCAAGGTTACGGTCTACGCGCCCGCGAAGCTCAAACTCGCGCATTTGAGCGTCTTGAGATGCGCCGCCGACCTCAATCTCGACGACCTTGTTCTTCTCAATGCCGCTAACCGCAACAATGTCACCATCCGGCGCAGCAGCCAGCTTGTTGATCATTGCGGGTTTCAGGCCATCCACCAACGCAAGGGTCTTGCGGCGTTGCGCAGCGTTGTTGTTAGCACGAGCCTGGTTGTTTAGCTCTTGGATCTGGCCTTCGTTAGCCGTTAGCGCAGACAGCGGCGCAGACTCGTCAGGCACGGTGTACTGACCGCCAACGATGTACGGCCCCCAACGCGGCCCAAAGAACGGCCTGGGGTCACGCAGGTACGCTGCTTGGCCTTTGCCGTCTTCGCTGGCCCACGCAACGGTGAAGATCGTGCCGTGGTAGCGCGTCTTCTCTTCCTTGGACATACCGCTCCAGAAGTCATCGTCTTCCGGCAGCGTGTATTCAGGAACCCAGATCTCGTAGTAGATAACTTCGTTACGAGAGGGCGTTTCACCGTACTCGTACTTGTTACGAAGTCCTTTTGCATCAATGTCCGTAGGAACAGACTCGATGTTTTCTTTGATCCACCCAGATTTTTCGTCTTTTGCGTCTTCTAAGATATCGTCCTTGTCGCGAATCATTACGTGGTACATGTACCGCGCTTCTTCGATAGACAACGACAACGGATCCCAACCGAATCGACGCGGCGACAAACGAACCGCTTTTGGGGTCATCACGGGGTCTTCAGCTTGCTCAAAGCCCGTGCGTGCGCCTTGCGTGACAATAGCGACAGACCATGCAAAGCAGAAGTCAGTACCGAGTTTCTCCCGCTCGCGCTGGTAGTTGGTGTCTAGGATCCAGCGGTTCCCTGCATCTTCCAACGCTTGCACTCGAGCCTGATCGCGTGCAGTAGACAAACGAATATAAGGCTCAATAGCAGTAAGACGGGCGACAGTATGCGCGACATACGAGTAGTAGTAGTTCTCAGGAAAGTATTCCTCTTTGCCCGAGAACCGACCATAAAACGGCGAAGCGTAGCGTTGCACCTGCCGCCCGAACCATTCACGATGCTTTTCGCAATACCGTTGAGCGGCCTGCACTTCGTCGTACAAGTTTTGTGCAGTTACTTTAAGCATTGCTCACTTCCCATTTTTCGTGATCCAAGATGTGTCCTAGCGTTCCACCGTCATACTTGGCCTTGTACTCAACTTCTTTGCCGAGGTCGCGTTCCCACGAGAAGGTGCAAGCCCCGCGCATAGCGTCACAGCCGTGGTCGATGCAGCCAGGGTCAGGAGTATCGCGATTGAGCTTGCCGTCTTCCACTAGCGGATAGACATAAGCAGGGATTTCCATTTCGGTACACCACGGCTTGCCTTCGCCTTCCAAGCGCACATCCTTGTACTTGGTGGCATTGCGCAGAAGGTACAAACCAAACGTGCCGTCACCGCGCCGCTTCATGCGCACGCGCACTTGGTCAATGCCGGCCTTCTCGCCGCCAGGCCCACGGTGCTTATCCCACTCGCGCACAATGCGAGTCATACCGTGACGATCTAGCCAGCGGTTAAGGTTAGAAATGAACGCCGGATCGTGGTCGGTCACGATAGCGGCCATCTCAAACTCTTGGTTGACCTCAACGATGGCCTTAGCCCATTGGTCGTGATCCCAATGGCGCTTGTAGATCTCGACTAAGCGGTACATGCGGTTCTCGCCGTCCACGCCCCAGCATTGGAAGACACCAGGGGCATCAAACCCAATATCCTGAGCGCCAAGGAACCACTTGATGTGGACTGGCTTGTCGAGATTTGGCGAAACGAGGAACCACTCCCCGTTTTGTTTTTCCATTTGACCGTCGATCACGTGGTGATGCTGGTCGTAGTTCTCCCACACTTGACCTTCGGCGCTAACCCACTTGCCGTAATACAGACGCTGCAAACGCACGCCAGACAAGCTGTTCTTGAGGCGGTTGAGGTACTCAGTACCATCCACCGTCCATGTACCACTTTTGTGGTTGTACCACTTCGGGTTATCCCAGAAGCGCCCAACGATCCTGCGGGCCTTTCCCTGCAAGCAACGCTGGTTTGCCCAATGGTACTCATCTTCTGGGTTACAGTCGCCTACAAGCACGCGGAAGGGCGTTCCAGAGCGACGGAGAGCGCGATGTAGCGACTCCCACTTAGCCAATGTTGTTTCTTGGCACTCGTTGAAGAAGATGACATTGTACTGCGTCGAGAACAGCTTTGTGGGGTTGTCAAAGCCGCCTAGGATCACCTCCCCGCCCAACGAAGGATGTTTGTACGACTGACGGTGTTCTCGCGTGGGGCCGTTAATTACAGCAGGGTGATCTGGCCCCAACACTTCGTTTTCCCAGATGTCCAAAAACGACTCGTTCAAGGACACTCGCGTTTCGCGCAGCACCAAGATCTTGGACTGCGGAAATGTATTGCACACGGCCTTGATCCACTCGCCCATCAGCCGTGATTTGCCACATCCCGCAACACCTTCGTAGATAGCCTCCATGGGCGGCTTGACCGCGCCATTTAGCCATCCAAAAAGCTGGTTCGCGCCCTCACCGTAGGCGTGAAGCTGTTCCTTTTTGGTCGGGATTTGGGCTTCTTCGATCACGATAGCTGCGGCAAGATGGTGACCACCTTGTTTACATAAAGATAGTTCCAGTCTTGTGCGCCTGTTGACTGGAGCTTGTACTCAAGGCGGTAGGTGTGCCCACCAATCAACCCGCCTGTAACTAGGCCAACCTCTAAGCGGTGCTTGAAGTTCCAGCCCGTTGCGTCCTGCGACCAACCGTAGGTCGTTTGAAGCGTGTCAGAAACCACAAGGCCAACGGCAATAGAGGCAATGGTGTACACAGCCGTGGTGGACTGCGTGGACAAGTCGTACACCTTCAACGCCACCGAGCCAACATCCGCCTGCAAAATGGGGCTTTGTTGCGGGTTGACAACGCGAGCCAGCGTAATGATGTCTTCGTTCTGGTTTTGTGTAGCAACAATCATTGCGTTACCTGACCCCCATACGACTGTCGCCCAATTACTACCTGATCCTGCAACGCCAACTCTGTAAGGCCAGGCGTACTCTTGCTGATTAGCACGTTGACCGTGTCTGAGCCTTGGTTGGGCGGCGCTTCGTTGTCATTGCATACTGCGCGAATCTCATGCTGCCCCGGCGGCAAGCTGCTGAAGACAAAAGTCCGGCCCTCGTACAGCAAGCCTGACGCTGTGTTGCGATACCACTTAATAGACGAGCTAAGGTTGCCGTCTAGAGCGTCTACTGCGGTCGCTGTGAATGTGATTGCCGCGCCAAACTCAAAAGTACTTGAGTCGCTAGGCGACAGAATAGTGACAACCGGCGGCGTGCTGGCGTTGACGACTGTTACCGTTTCAGTATCAGTTGCGGTTGTGCCGTTGGTAAAGCTAGCCGTGATCGTGTGAACGCCCACGGTCAACGCATCGGTAGACACCGATTCGCCCACGCCCAACTGGCCGTCAAGGCTGCTTGACCACACGACGGTTGAAGCCGACGAAGGGCTACCGTCTAACGTGCAAGTGGCTTGCAACAACACCGTGTCAAGCACATTTACGGTAATGGGTGCAGCAGGCGAGGTAATACTGACGCCAGGCACTTCTAAAATTCCAACAGGTTGAACTTGCCCAACCCACCAATACGGCACAGTATTAATAGTTGTGCCGTCTGCCATTTGTACTGGCACTTCACCTGTTGGCGGCACAGCATCAGGGCTGTTTACAATCTCGCGCAATGTGTTGCCTTGGTCGCGCACGCTGATACGGCTATTCACATTGGGCGTAATGTTTGCCAATGTGTTGTTAGACTTACGCACCTGAAAGCGAACAAAGTCGGGCATTAGTTTAATGCCTCATAAAATACAGTATCAAATTTAATAAAATCTGAACCAACAGAAGTTCCAGTAGCATATGCTTTAATTTGAATTTGCAAAGTATCGTTGTTTAAAATCGCAAATGACGAACTTCCAGTATAAAAAGTTCTAGAACCAGTAATGGGAACTCCTGAATTAGAATCGCCAATGTTCAAATCTGTAAACCAAACATAAACATTGTCTGCTGATCCGTTTTGAGCTTGCGTAAATAATACATACGCTTGGCTATTAAACTTAAAATCTACAGCTCCAGTAATATTTGCTTGCGCAATTTGTGCAGTTGAATTCGACGCGCCATTAACAACGACTGTTTGAATACTAAAACTTCTATTAAAAATCGAGGTACCTAATTGACCAGCGCCAAGCATTGTAATTTTTAAAAGTTTTCCTCGACGACTAGTTGTTGTAATCGTAGGGCTAAAAGTACCAGTTGTATCAACTTCGCAGTCTGGGGTTGTATTAAGAGAAAACCCGTCTGATGCGTTTAGCGATTGCTGAAATTGAGAAAAAATAGTAGTAAGCGTGACATTGCTTCCAGTAACTTGATATGGCTCAACTTGAACTTGCAGAACTCGTGGACGTTGTGCCCATCTTGCCGTGCCACTAAGCCCAGCCGCCGTGCTATCATCTACCAATACTGCGCTGCCACGGCCAAATGCATAAGAGCCAGTTCGGTTAGCCGTGTCAGCTAATCGGTCTTGCGACCATGTTCCTGAACCAATAGCTGCTGTAGACAACAAACCACCGTTAGCAGCATCTACGTGAGTGTGCCCAGCGTTGGTAAAGCCATTAATAGTTGGCGAAGTTAGAATTTTGTTGGTTAACGTTTGCGATCCAGTTTCGCCAACTACTGGGCCAAGTGCGCCAACTTGTACTGTGCCGGATCCTTTTGCTTGCAGCTTGAGGTCAGCGTTTGTTGCCGAGCTAGAAACGCCAACAATCGCCCCGTTTGTAGCTGTTTGCGTGGTTACTTTTACCGCGCTGTAATCGCTGCTCGAACCCGTAGACGACAATTCCAGAACTCGAGCAGTCCCGCTAGAAGCCATCAACTGCGACGCAACCGTGTCCGTATTTAGCACTTTTGCAGACAAAGTCTGCGCACCGCTGGTGTAGACGACCGTGTTAGGCAAATTGCCAACCGGTACGGTGTCGCCCGCCGCAAACTCTTGGATCTCGTTCGGGCCGGTAGACAGCTTTAGCGGGATTTTGTCAGCCATAATTTGTTACTGAACAGAACTTCCGGCCAAGGTTAGGCTTACTGAGTTTTGGCGTCCACTTAAAGCGTTAGACATCCAAGTAAACACGCGCTCGGTGTTTGCATTCGTCCAGCTAGCATCAAACGTGTCAAATGCCACCATGTGGTTCATGTTGGTCATTTGCAATGCAGTTTGTAGGGCAGCGTACTGTTGAACGTCGTGCGGATCGGTGTACGGTTTAGCAGCAACTCGCTCAACAATAATGTTGGTCATGTCACCGGCCCATTGACGAGGGTAAATTACAAAGTTGATGCTAGTTGCAGTAGTTGAACCGCGTTGCATACAAGTCGCAAGCTCAATACTTGTGCTGTCTACTTTGCGAACGACATGATAAGCACCAGCGCCCTGGCCTGCCGTGTCAGGACTTAGCATGGCGTTAGTGCCAGCCGTAATCCAAACAACATCACCTTCACGCCAGACATAGCTTGACAAAGTTGCGCTAGTAAGTACATATCCAGCGCCGCTGGAAGACGCGCCAGTAACAGCAACACTCGGAGCAGACAAAGGCGTAGTTAGCGTAATGCTGTTTGCTCCAACGCCAGACAACGTGTACACGCCGCCAACAGCAACCTTTTCAACAACGCCGATT